GGGGCAGTCTTAACGGTTGCGGTAAATCTACCAAGAAAAATATAGGCATGATCAACTAATTTAAAGACTGTAAATATTTTTAATTTTTTGTTGTTTACAGTTGCTTTTGTAATGTCAGTTATTTTATACATTACATACCCCATGCTGAAGAGAGCGATTGAAAGTAAGACACGATCAAAAATATGCCGATTGATACTGTAATAATTGATTGTGCTAATTGTTTCATTTTGTTTGTTTCCTTTTGTTTAAAACATGTCAGGAAGTGACGGGTTAAAAATTTTAGTACGAGTCTATTGAGCGTTAACGTGATCACGCACAACCGCAATTAGTTTATACATTGTCGGCTGACTTGCGTAGTTTCCTGAGGGTGTATACGCGATTACGCGACCGTCTAAGTACTTACGTAAAACGTGACCGCTTTTAAAATTGTAAGTCGTGAAAAATTCTGCGCCAAATGAGCCTGTTTTAATAGTGGTTACTTGTTTCATGATGTTTGCCTTTTAGTTTAGTTTAGTAGCGGCCGCAAGATGCGCGGCCGTGTGCAAGTTTAGAATTGGTTGAGTAAAAGTTCTATTACTAACGCGTAATTACGGTCTTTTAACGCTTCAACAATTAAGTCGTTTTCTAACGCTATTTCAGGCGTTACAAAAACTTCGTTACATGCTATTAAAAATTGTGATTGTGTCATTTTGTTTGCCTTTGAGTTTAGTTTAGTGTTTAAGTTTAATTTAGTGTTTTACAGCGTTAACTTGGTTTATAGCGCGAGTAATAACATCTTGATCTAAAAACGCACCATGTTTAATTTCATATCCATGCGACGCGGTAGCGTTAACGATCTTCATTTTTCTATACAACTCAAATACGCTTGTTGCGTCGCTACGCATGATTTGACCTTGCTTCGCTATTAATTCAATAAAATCAGGTTTTGTCATTTTATTTTCTCTATTGTGTGGGTTGAATTTTTGCTACACCTCTACTCTGAGGCCTGGCGTTAATCAAGTAAACACAAATATTTTTATAGCGTTTGACAAACCAATAGTTTTTAACTATCATTGTTTCCAATAGTCAAAAACTATGATAAATCCAGTAATCAATAGTCGCAAAGCATAACGATTAAAACGCGTTTTAAGCGGTTTTATCGGTTTACTAATACCCAAGCATAGACTGCATAAAAAAAACGCGCTGTACGCCGTTTTAACGCTTTGCGTAATGTTTGATAGTTTTTCGCTATCGGTTTGCGCTTTCGATTTAATGCAAATACGAATCATTGTCCAATGCAAACGCGAATCATTGTCAAACGCGAATGATTATCATTGACAACAGCGAATGAGAATAATTCTCATTGCTATCTGCCAAATCGGTGCGAGTACCACCCTAGCACCACCCTAGCACCTTTCTGTAATGTGCGAGCCAAAACCAAAACACACCCGCGCACCTTTCTGTAATGCAAATACCATTTCAAAATGTGTGTAGCACCTCTTCGTAAAAAAAATTACGCACTCATGTTCGGCGTCACAATATTGTGCCATCTTTGGTGACAACTCCGACACAACATAGCAGTAGGCCATCGGTCTGCTTCATCACCAAACAAATGTCTGGGCGACCAATGGTGCTTTTCGGATTCGCCTTTGCCACACACTTCACATTTAATTAATATAGCTTTTTGTTTTATATACTTTGCAGTATCTGTTTCCACATATTTAAGTTTGCCATGTGTTCTTTCATATTCTTGTGCAATATTCTTTTTAATATATCTAGTAAATACTTTATTACAATCACCACAATATAATGGATATACAGTTGCACCTGAAACAATATTAGTTATTCCTATTTTTATATCTTTTGACCCACACTTATCGCAATCTTTCATTTCTTCCCTTTTTGTCTAAATTCTAAGATTTCTTTAGCAAAGCTATTTATGCACTATTTTGATGCAAAAACACCCCACATCAGTACCGTACTACCGTACTACTCTAAAGAGTAGTAGTACGGTGCGTACGTTTTTCTTCTGCCTTGTCAACCGTACTATAGTACCCAATAGTACGGTACAGTACGTTGAGTACGTTACCCATTTTTCCTCAACATGAGCGCACTTGCACCCTCATTACTGACCACAATCCACCCATTTGACACCTGCTTTATATATTCTCCTATTATTAAATCATTGATTAAACAGTTCTTGGAACTGGGTTTTAAATGTTTATCAATCGTGCTTTCTTTATATTCTAAATTGGCTGATAGATAATCAGATAATGCTGACCGACTAATATATGGTTGATTATTTAATAACTCAGCCCCCGAATCAAACCACGCATTATCGAATATCTTTTTATGCTTGGCATATCCTGTTTCTTTCTTGGTTGGGGTGTAATCTCGCAATCTAAAAACCGCCCCATTGATCTTTTCTCCGTCCTCATCTAACCAACCAAGGTCAACTTCTAGCAATTCACCGAACAATTCAGTCGGTTCAGGTGCGTCTTTCATCTTTGTGCAGGAAACTTTAATAACTTGATCTGACTCATACGACAACATAATGCTTGAGTCCAAAGCCCCACGCCAAGCACTAGAACCACGCGCCCTGAACTTAGCATCGGCTGAGTGAGCCATGTGATGCAAGAGCATCGTAGACGCACCCAAAGCACTTGAAATAACGTTACAACTATTGAGCATGGTTCTTGTGTCACGCGCACTATTCTCGTCACCCGACATATGGTTATTGAGCGTATCAATAACCACCAACTTAACGGGTTCTTTGGTCATCTCGTACACGGCAGACAGCACCTCACTCGCAGCAGAGGATGAATCCAAATCAATTGGCTTATTCGATATGAGTAAATTGTCAAGTCTGTCTACTTTATTCGCCATGCACCAAGACGCGACCCGTTGACGCATACCAAAGTTGCCCTCACCAGCCAAGTAAACGACTACGCCTTCATCTGTTCTAAGTCCTTGCCAGTTAATACCTGAAGCAATAGAACACGCCATATCAAGCGCAAAGAACGTCTTACCAATGCCTGACTCGCCAAAAACCATTGCTGTTGAGTAGGCGGGTAACCAACCTTTAATAATCCAAGGCAGGGGCGATGGTTGACCTAAGAATGAACTGCCTCGTGTCAGAAAGTACCCTGTTTCTTCCTTTAATGACTCAAGCAAAGCCTTTGCAACGTCTGAACCAATCGCAGCGTTCGCTGCGACATCCGACTCAGGCTCATACCGTGCAACTGATCGTGCGATCTGTTGTATCTCAGAGGCTGGTAATGGTATCTCGCAACGGCGCTCGTTGGCGACAGATAACGCGGCTAAGATTTCCGCTTCCGTCATACCATGCGAACGCATTGCACCACCTAACGAGGTCAATCCATCGTTACGATTGCCTTGTATTAAATCACCCGTACCGCCCGTTGCTGTCGCTGTTTTTTTTTGCTCACTCATAGCGACCACCCAACGATCAGGAATGGTCATCGGCGCTACGCCATCAATCGGGTCAGAAGATGCTTCCCATTCGTATCGCCTATCTTCTATAGTGCTTGGGTAAACAAGGAAATAACGACCATCGGCTAAAAAATCAATGCCATCACGTAATTTGCACGATCTAATTGTTTCCGTTAAACGTGCAACATAATGCTCGCCACCACCTGCGGTCAACGCTTGTGCCGTGTCAGGTACTGCACCATGCTCACTTTGGAATTGCTCCCAAGACTTTTCGCCACCGTTACGTGGGTCGATGTCAAATACTACGATGCCTGATTTCTCTCCAGTTGCGACACCGATGTTGTAGTTTGGGTTCTCTGTCCACCATTGATTAATCTTCACAGGGTCAATAGTGCTGTCATGTACGCCGTGCCTTGTAGCAGGCACTTTCCCGTTGGGGACAACGGGCAATACATGCCACCCCCAACTTGCGTAAAGTAAAGCAGATTCAAGTTTTGTCATTTGTTTGCGCCTTCAGTTTTCCTTTTGTTTTCACCTCTAACTCGTACTGCCGAGCCAATGGCGGTCTATCGCCCCAACGGTATATGACGTGAGGCCAAATACCAATCTCATCGGCTAACTTTTTAATACTGCCAAAATACTTTATAGCCTCTTTAGTTTTCATTGTTAACCCTAATAGTTGTTGATATGTGTTGACATATTAATTTTGTTTGTGTAATATGTCAACCATGCACCAAACGGAATTGTTCCAAACGGTGTTAAACACTAGGAGAGCCAAATGGCGATCAATCTTAAATCAACAGGAAACGCGTCTGCAAACGGCGTAAAAGTAGTTGTGTACGGTCAAGCGGGGTCGGGCAAGACTACGCTTATTAAAACTTTACCTAACCCTATCATTCTTTCAGCAGAGGGTGGGTTACCCC